TTCATCGGGGGGGCTGCGGCATGATCGACATCGACACCGCCCCCACCCCGCAAGCATGGCAGACCCGCCGCTTCGTCTGGTTCCGGGGAATGTATGATACCCGCCTGTCAACCGGCGAGGACTATCCCACCCAGGAACTTGCCAAGGTCTTCACCGTCAAGCCCGGTGACAAGCCGAAGGGCGCGGGCCTGGCAATGATCCCGTCCACCTATCACGACTATGACGCGCGGGAACATGCCCAGCAGCGCGCCAATGGCCGCTTTATCGCCCTGACCGCAGACGTTGACAGCGGCGACCACAGCCTTGCCGACATGCGCAGCGCCGTGGAAGCCTTCGCAAACGGCGCGGCATGGGTGATTTACAGCAGCCCCCATGCGCGCCCCGGCGATATGCGCTGGCGGGTCATCATGCCGCTGGCCGAGGAACAGGCGTTTGAGCAATGGCACGATGCCCAGCTTGCGCTATACGCCTTCCTGAAAACGCGCGGCATCGAATGCGACCATGCGCTGGCCCGTGCTGCCCAGCCCGTCTATCTGCCCAACGTTCCCGCCGTTCATGCCAAGTCCGAAACGCCCCTGCGCGGACCGGACGGCGAACCGCTCTATTTCCAGCGCCAGCACAGCGGCATCGACAAGCCCGGTCTGGATCTGACCGCTGGTCCCGCCGCAGCTGCCCTTGCCACTTTGCGCCACCAGCGCCTTGAGGACGAAAAGGCCCGCGAACTGATCCGCGCCGAGGCCGAACGCAAGCGCGCAACCATGCCGCGCGGTGAAGGCGCTTCCCTCATGGAAGACTTCAACGCCGAGAACAGCGTGGCGACCATGCTGGAAATCTGCTGCTATGAGCAATCGCCCCGCAGCGCCGAGGATTGGCGCTCCCCGCACCAGACCGGCGAAACCTACGCGACCCGGATCATCGGCAGCAAGTGGGTCAGCCTGTCCGCCAGCGATGCAGCGGCAGGGGTCGGCAGCAAGTGCGCGTCCGGCTGCTACGGCGACGCCTATGACCTCTACGTCCACTACAAGCATGGCGGCGATCACAAGGCCGCATATCGGGCGCTGGGGGCCGAGAAACGCGCCGCACAGGGCAACGTGGTCTATCCGCGCGAGTTTGCCCCGCCGCAGTGGNNGCCGGATTATGAGGGGTTCGCCGCACCGGCACCGGCACAAGGCCAGAAGCCCGACACCCTGCCGTTCGAATGGGCCGGACAAGCCGCGCCCGTGCTCGATGGCTTGTGGCTGATCGACGACTGGTTGCCAAAGACCGGGATTGCAGCCGTCTATGGCCACCCCGGCAGCGGCAAGAGCTTCTTTGTGCTGGACATGGCCGCTGCGGTCGCATCTGGGCAGGAATGGGCCGGAAAGCACGTTGAGCACGGCCTTGTCGTCTATGTGGTAGCCGAGGGCCAGACGGGCTTTCGCAACCGCCTCTACGCCATGCAGCAGGCGGGCCGCATTGCCCCTGACGCGCCGTTTGTGTTCATCCCCTGCCCCATCGACATGCAAGCCCCGGACGGCGACCTGCAAAGCCTGATGGAGACGATCCACAAGGTCGCCGAACAGGCGGGCGTTCCCATTGCCATGCTGGTGATCGACACCCTGTCCAAGACCTTCGGCGCGGGCAAGGAAAACACCGACGACATGGCTAGCTATGTCGCCAACTGCCAGCGTGTTTCATCGGCCTTCGATTGCCTTACCGTGGTCGTCCACCACCGCCCGAAGGACAGCGAGAGCCGCGACCTGCGCGGGCATTCATCCCTGCGCGGCGGCATCGAAACCACCATCCTGGTCGAGGCTGGCGACATCAAGACCGCCACCACCCTGAAGCAAAAGGACGGCGAGGATAACATGGTCGTCCGCTTCAAGCTGGAGCGGGTCGTCATCGGCGAGGACAAGCGCGGCAAGGAAATCAGCACCTGCCTGACGGAGATCGTTGAGGGCGGACAGGAAGCTGTGCAGAAAGACCCCCGCGACACCCGCAAGGCTCGCCTCACCGGCCACAAGAAAACCGCCCTGCGCGCAATCGAAGATGCCATTGCCGCGACCGGGACAGAGCCGCCCGCAGACATCCCCAGCGAACTGATCGACCGCTACCGCACATGGAAGGCGGCGAACGCTGAGGACGTTTCCGAGCGCCTCAAGAACGAGTTCTACGCGCTGGAAGACGGCGATGAAACCAAGCGCCGCGACACTGCCAGGCGTTATGCCAACCGCGCTCTGAAGGAGCTGAAATCGGCCTCCATCATCGGCACTTGGGGAGAGTGGATATGGGTCAATTGACCGGGACAATTCACAGGTTTTCCACAGGGGTCAAAAAAGGCGATTTGTCCCGCTTTTTGTCCCGCTCCGGGACAAGACCGGGACAACTTCGGGACAAATCGAAACCGCAGAAATCCGCCATTTCTGCAAATCGGGACAATTTCCGGGACAAATTTCGGGACAAGGCGGGGAGACCGGGACAAACCGGGACAAAAGGCTGTAAGCCTTGTCCCGTTGTCCCGGCCCGTCCTGCGCGAGGTTCGTCCCGCTTTCAGGAGGCTTGAGATGACCAATTCCAATGAACCGATTTTGACCAATGACCTGATCTTCATGCTGGCCGACATGTTCCGACTTCAGGGTATGGGGAACGAGCAGCTTGAGGCGGTGATCCTGTCCGGTGCCAAGGCAGCTTATGATGGATGGTCTGCCGCTATCAATTCGATCGGGGACGATGGCTTAGGTTCGGACATCAACCGTGAACGAGCGCTCATGGTTTTTGCGATCTGCGTCTCAAATGCCATTAAGCGCCATGCGAACCGCATCATCGCCATGATGGGGCCGCTCGCGTCTGGCCGCGATGGATCCTGAGCAAGAGCGGACAGGAGAAGGACATGGGCAACGTCAACGAGTTCATGGTTGCTGCCGGGATCTTTGCGCCGATGGCAGTTTTTTTTGGTCTGCTGGCGCACCTGCGCGGCCGGGAGGCACGCAAGGCGCTGGATTCGGCGCAAAGCTGGTTCGACAAGTATCAGGCGCTGCAGCTCAAGGAAGACCAGCGCCTAGCTCACCTGCGCAAGATCAGCGCGAAGGGCAAGGAAGCGCAGAAGGCCAATGCGGTTGCTGCGGCAGCCGATCGCGCCGTGTCGCGCGAAAAGACCCTGCAGGCCGTTGCTTCAACCCCGATGCGCAGCCGCGCCCAGGTCGTCGCGCCGGTCAAGGCGAAGCGTACCAAAGCCAAGAAATCCGCCGCGGGCATGGCCGCGAAACAGGGGGGATGAGGGGCGGGGCAATTCCCCTCGCATCGGCCGAGCGGAGTCGGGGCGCAACTCCACGCCACACCAAACTGACCGGTTGTAATCCCCCTCCATGCAAGTTTCACAAGGAAGGACTGAGAAATGGCACGTACCGCACGCAAATCGAAGGATGACGATACCGGCGAGGTTAAAGCGAAGGATTTCGCCCTCGCCAAGAAGCTCTATCATGGCGACATCAAGCCGGCCGTCTCGAAGGTCGGCGAAGCGATGCAGGAAGCATCGACCGCCTTCAAGTCGATCAAGAAGCAGGCCAACATCCAGCCTGCCGCGGCGAAGCTCGCATTCAAACTGGCCGAGATGGAAGACGCCAAGCGTGACGACTTCCTGCGCTGCCTGGGCGGTCTGCTGGCTGAGTTCAACATCGACATCAAGCCGACCGACATGGTCGACCTGATGCAGTCCGGCGATGACTATGCCCGGCCGAAGCCGGATCTCAGCCTTGTCACGCTCAGCGATGGTGAAGAAACCGATCTGGCCGATGCCGCCGGTGACGATTTCGACGAAGCCTCTCCCGAGGAACTGGCTCAGCAGGAAGGTCGGCCCCAGTCTGGCACCGGCGCTGCGGCCATCGCCGCGATGAATGCAGCTTCCTCTTCCGCCCAGGAAGAGCCGGAAGCCGCCTGATCCCAAGCAGGTGTCACCGGAGGGCGGTCGTTTCATGCGACCCGGAGCGACCGCCCCGAGGATGAAATCTGCTTGGGAGCACGACCTTGGGAATCATCGCACTTGACCTGTCAAAGCGCTCGACCGGCTGGGCCATTTGGGCGCTCGGCTGGGAGAACCCGCGCTACGGTAGCGTTCAGCTTGGCTCGGAATACACCTCTGATGGCCAGACCTGCATCAAACTGCACCGGACGCTGGCCGATCTGCGATCGACCATCTGCAAGTTCGAGGTCATCTATTACGAGAAGCCTCTGACCCAGTTGCAGCGCGGCGGGGCATCCAATGCCGCCAACGACATCCAGATCAAACTGGTCGGCCACGCTGAGAGCTTTGCCGAAGCCATACCCGGAATCCGGATGTCGCAGGGGATCGATCTCGCATCCTGGCGCAAGTTCTTCATCGGCTCGATGAAGCGCGGGACCAAGACCAAGGAACTCAAGGATTATACGATGGAGCGGTGCAACCAGTTCGGCTGGAAGCCCCGCAACAACGACGAGGGCGATGCCCTCGGGATCCTCGACTATGCGATCAACCTGCAGGGCATCCTCGCCCCTTGGCGCAATGCCAACGTGCTCAACTTCCCGCTGAGTGTTCGGGCATGAGCGGCGAGGCGGACTTCCTCTACCCGGCCTCAGTCACAGACGGTGTGCTGAGCAAGGCCCAGCTTGCCAAGCGCGCCAAGGCCGACGCGATCAAGGCCATGGCCGCCGACATCACATGCCCACGCGACTTCGCGCACTGGCTTGAGGTCGAATATGTCGAGATGCTGCTGTCAGCGCGGCTGAGAGACACTTGGCACGTAACTGAGGCGGCCGCGCGCCGGCTGCGCCCGCTTGGCCTCTGTGGCTACGGCAGCACCGGCCTGACGGCCTTCGGAATCATGGTCAGGCGCGAGTTGAAGGCGATGGACGCATGAGCGCCTTCTACAACGAGCGTGACCCATATGCGGCCCAATGGCTGCGCAACCTGATTGCCGCCGGCCACATCGCGCCTGGCATCGTCGATGAAAGGGACATCCGTGACATCGCACCAGATGAGCTTGCTGGATTTACTCAATGCCACTTCTTCGCCGGAATCGGAGTGTGGAGCCATGCTCTGCGCCGAGCCGGATGGAGTGATGATCGCCCGATCTGGACCGGATCGTGCCCATGCCAGCCTTTCAGCGCGGCAGGCCAGCGAAAGGGAATTGCTGACGAGCGGCACCTATGGCCGCACTGGTTCTGGCTTATCGATCAGTGCGAACCTCCAGTTGTTGCTGGAGAGCAGGTTGCGAGCAAGGACGGCCTCGGTTGGCTCGATCTTGTATCGTCTGACCTGGAAGGAGCGGGTTACGCCTTCGGGGCGAGCGATCTGTGCGCTGCGGGCTTCGGCGGCGCGCATATCCGCCAGCGACTGTATTTTGCGGGGGTGGCCGACGCCATGCACGCAGGACGGTCCGAACGGCGGGCCGGCGCAGGGAACGGATCGGCTGCCGGGCGCGGTGCCGCTGTGCGGGTGGCCGACCGAGCTAGCGGGCTGGCCGCCCCCGACAGTAACGGATACGACGAGGGGATCACCGGAAACGCCGGAAGCGAAGAAGGCGCGCGGCGCGAATACGGGAACGTCGATGATCGACGCAGCGAACCTAGCGGGTTGGCAGACGCCGAAGGCGCAAGATGGAGTGTTTGCAACACCCAGAACGAGTGGACGCCCGATGCACAGGAGCACACATCTGCAAACACAAGTGGTGGCGCACCTGACGGACAACAGCGATTTGCCGGACAACGGCCCAATGCGCCTTTGCTCGGACGGGACCCTGCTGACTGGCTCTACTGCCGGGATGGAAAGTGGCGGCCAGTTGAACCCGGCACATTCCCGCTGGTTGATGCGGCTCCCGCCCGAGTGGGACGATTGCGCGCCTACGGAAACGCGCTCGACGCGGAAACGGCAACCCAGTTCTGCGGTGCGGTGAAGGATCTCATCGACGAGGTGACAGCATGAACCGCCGCGGATCGAAGAACATCTCCGCGATCGAGGACCGCATTCTGTCGCAGACCGAGCGCGCCGCGCAGATGCGCGCCGGGATGTCGCCGGATGCGTACATGCTCTGGCGGGGCGAGGGCCGCGAACGCCGCCGGAAGGAATGGATCGAGCGGGAAACGCGGCTTGCCAATCCAGAGTTTGCGGAGGCCGCCCAGTGATGCGCTCGACCAGCCTTACCCCGTTCGCGGCCTCGATGCGGGATCCTGACCCGCGAAAGCAACGCGAGGTCGCCCAGCAGCTCTACGACCAGCATGGCATCGTGGTGATCTTTCCGAACGATGTCGAGCGGCTGGACGCGATGTGGATCGAAGCAATTGGCAAGCGGCTCTACGGCCGAAACGGGGGACGGAAATGACCGGTCGGTACAACAGCAGCGACGAGATCCGCCGGCAGGAGGACGCCCGCGTCCAGGCCCTGATCGAACGCGATCGAAAGGACCGTGAAGCAGAGGCCGCCCGGGCGAAGGCTGAGGCTGAGGTTGCTGGCGGGATGATGGCCAACGTGCAGGACACGGTTGTTTCCCCTACCCCGGAATGGCTGGCCAAGGGCGACGTTCAGACCTTCTACCCCAAGCAGCCTGACGGCACGGTCCGCGAGATCAAGACCGTGCGGCGCAACAGCAGCTCGGTCGTGGTGAAGATGTTCATGCGAGGCGATCTGGACGACGAGCAACTGCAGGCGTGCCTGTGGTATCAGCGGGTCCACGACATTGCCGGAATGGACGGTCGGGCTGCGGCGAGCGGTTGGAGCATGACCGGCGGGATTCAGCGCTCGCCCGGCGAATCTGGCTTTGGGTATGTCCCGAGCAGCGAATACATCGCCGAGGCGCGCGACCTGTACCGCGGAGCACGCAACTCGATCACCGACTTCTACGTCAAGTTCTTCGAGGCGGTTGTGGTCGGCAATGTCCCGATCCGCCGGGCGACCAGGTTTGCCCGGTGCCGCAACGAAAAGGCCCCCCGCCGCTTCCGTGATTGCGTCCAGCAGGTGATCCAGTTTTGTGCCAGCAGGGACGTGGTTTTCCCCAGCTCGGAGGTCGAGAGTTGACATGGGAACCGCTAACGGTATGTATCTCGAAACCTTGAATTGCGCCCGAGGGAAACAGCCGGTGCCGATGCAAGGGTTTAAGTCTCCGAAAAACCACGGAAAAGCAGGCATTTGCGATGCCAGCGCAGCCGAATAGCCTGAGCGCCAGACTGCGCCAGCTTGAGGCTGCGAAAGCGCGTGCCGCGAAGCTGCCAAAGAAACAGCGGCTCAGCTTCTGGCCGATGCGCGAATTGCTCAACGTGACGGTCCCGGTCCTGCGGGGCTGGTGCAACGACATCGACGGTTTCGAGGCCAGCGGATGCTTCGTACGCGGCGGCAACGGGATCGAGTGGGATTTCGAGCCGCGCAAGACGATCGATTACCTGATCCGGCACTTCAAGGCCGAGGTCGAGGCCCAGTCCAAGCGCGGTCGCAAAATCGCTGACGCTGTGGGCGTAAAGCTCCCGGTCGCGGAACCGGCGGCGAGCCTATCGGAGATCAAGCAGCAGGTTGACCTGACCCTGACTGTGGTGGCCGCCCAGGAGAAAATGGGCCGCTACGCGGTTGCGGACGAGGTCGCTGATTTCATCTCCGGCTACAACGAGGTGCTGGTGAGCGGGATCCTTGGTGTGAAGACCAAGGTTGACCCGAACGGAAACCTGCCGCCAGGCGTGCGCAAGGCGGTCGACGAGGAGCTTCGCAGCCTCGCCACTGCGCTGCACGCCCGGGCGGCCAGCTACATCGAGGCGATGCGTGCGGGTACTGAGCAGAGAGGAACTGGCTGAGCAGGCTCACCTGCTGGCGAGTAACGCCTTCTGCAAACGACCCGCTGACATTGCCGCTTCCCTGCTCGACCGGCTGCTGCCGCGAGAGAGCCTGACAACGCTGGAATACTCCGAGCGGATGCGCGTGATGCGTAAACCGGACGGAACGCGAACCAACTGGTCGCGACATCTGACACCGTTCGCGGTGCCAATTATGGACGCGCTCGACAACCCAGAGGCGCTGGAAGTCATCGTGCCAAAGCCGGCTCGTACCGGCGGCACCGTGATTGCCGAAAACTTTGCGCTCAAGACGCTCGACATCGACCGCCGCGGCGATGTGATGTGGTATCTGGCTGGCCCCGAAGAGGTCCGGTCCTATGCCGACCGCGTGCTGCGCCCGATGTTCGAGGATCACCGCGGGGTTGCCGATCGGCTGCCCAGAGCTGGTACGAAGGGCAACACGGCCACTCTCAAGCGGGTCGGGTCGCAATCGCTTGAACTGATGGTGATGTCGTCCAAGACGACGACCAACCGCCAGGCTTACCTGATCGTCTTCGACGAACCGGACAGCTACTCGAAGGCGTTCCGATCGAACTGGCTCGAACAGGGCCGCGCCCGGCAGCGTATGCTGGGCAACGACCGCAAGATCTATGGCTGCGCTCACCCTGACATCGGGTGGACAGGGGGTATCGCGGCAGCGTGGGTGCTGTCGAACCAGGGCATTTTCGTGATGTCCTGTCCGGAGTGTGGCGGGCATGGCTCGCCCTACCCGACGAAATACTGGCCAGAGGTTCCTCGCTTCCGGCTCTACTACGACCGCTCGCCGGAAGGCACGCCGATCGATGAGCGGCTGGCAAAGGCAGAGCGCAGCGCTGGCCTTGCCTGTCCGCACTGCGGCGTGGTTCTGGATGAAGCGCAGCGGGTCGAGATGGTTTCGGAAGGCCGGTTCATGCACAAGGGCCAGGAACTCGACATCAAGGCTGGCATTGTCGGCGAGCCTGACTCGAACCGGACGTGGGGCTTCTGGGTCCATGTGCTGATGTCGCCGCAGGTTGGGCTGGCCGAGCTGGCCCGCGAACTTGAGGGCGCGCTTGAGCACAAGGAGCGCACCGGCAAGAGCGACAAGCTCAAGCAGGTTATGGTCCGCACGTTCGGCGAGGTCTTTGAAGGGGCCGGTGACGTGGCCGGGATTGATGCCCGGGCACTGAAAGAGCGCACGAAGGAACTGGCCAAGGCCGAAGAGGCCGCCGGGCCGGTTGCGTACCGGATGGGCAGCGTGCCGGATGGAGTTCTGTTCCTGACGATGGCCGTCGACGTAGGCGGCAACAAGTTCGACATCTTGGTCAAAGGCTGGGATCGACAGCGGCGCTCATGGCTGATAGATCGCAGGACAATCCGCCAGCGTCTGCACGCAGACGGCACTTGGCGGGACATTGCCCCGGCCAAAGACCAGGAAGACTGGCAGGTGCTTGAGAGCGAAATCGATCGGTTGCTTCCTCTCCTGGCTGATCCCTCTCTTGCCCTGCCAGTCGCTTGCACCGTGATCGATGCCTCTGACGGCAACGTCACATGGAAGGCTTACGAGTTCGCTCGCCGGATGGACAAGAAGCGCTGGGGCACTTGGCGCAAGGTTCGCTGCATCAAGGGTTCGACCCGCTCGACGGCAGAACCGCTGCCGCCGAGTCCGACGAAGATCTCGAAGGACAGCGAAGGCAAGCCGATCGAGCCTGTTGTGACGCTGCATGTGCTGGGCGTTCACAAGCTGAAAGAGCAGGTGCTTGAAGATCTCGCGGTAGACGACCACACGCCGGGCCAGACCTATTTCGCGGTCAACACGCCCGAGAAGGCGTTCGATGAACTGTTCAACGAGGTGCTGGTCGACGGCTCCTGGGTCCGCAACGGCCCGAACGAAACGCTCGACCTGTCCGCTTACTGCGAGGCGGCGCGGCTCATGCTGCGGCCGGATCGCGACACGATGCGCTGGGATAACCCGGCAGAGCGTCCACCATGGGCGCGTCCCGTCTCCCTTCAACCGAAAGGGGGTGATCCAGAGGCTTCTGGGGACGAGGCGCCGGCCGTGGTGGAGCAACCGAAACGCAACCTGATCGAGCGCTTCGACGCGCTGAATCGAAGGAATTGAGCATGGCCCAACAGATTTACGAAACGGTGGCTGCCGGTGTGACCAATCAGGTCATCGGGGCCACCGGTGCGGCCGGCGATCTGCTGGATTTCCTGCTGGTCGTCCCGACTTCGCTCGCGCCTGGCGCGATCAGCGTCAAGGATGGATCTGGCACGCCCATTCAGGTTTTTGCCGGCGGCGCTGGTTCGATTTCGAACCTCGTTCCTTTTGCCATCCCGCTCGCTCTTCGCGCGCAGAGCGGGCCTTGGCAGGTCAGCGTTGGCGCCAACATGTCGGTCATCGCCGTTGGGATCTGTAACTGATGCGGCTGCTCCGGACTTTTCTTGCAACCCGCGTTTCGATCGTCGCCTTGATGTCGGGAGGCGCGGCTACGGTGCAGTCGGGTGTCGCCCCGACACTGGTGCTGGACTTTGTCACGCAGAACTACAGCTCGGTCTGATCGGGAATTCCCATGGCAACTGCAGCGCAAATTCAGACCTGGATCGATGAAGTCGAGGCCCAGCGACAAAAGGTTGCGCTTGGCCAGAGCTATGTCGAGCTGTGGCGAGATGGCCGCCGCGTGCGCATGGAGGTCACCAATCTTGATGGCCTCAATCGCTATCTATCGCAACTTCGCTCGGAACTTGTGACGGCGCAGATTGCCGAGGGGATAACCCCGACCCGCCGCCGCCGACCGATTTCGATCGCGTACAGGAACTGACATGAACGCAGTGACGAAGCCCCGGGTGCGTGTAAACGCACGCGGCGAAGTGCGCCCTGCGCCCGCGATGGGTTTAGGTGGCGGCACCAATACCCGCGATGCCGCGCGGCACGACCTGACCGAGTTTTCCGGCTGGCGCCCGCCGCTGCGGTTTGCCGGCAGCGCGAACTATGCCGAGCGCAACACCATCATGGCGCGGGGCCGGGATCTCGACGAGAACAACGGCTGGATCAACGGCGGTCTCGATCGGCGCGTCGAATCGGTCATCGGCGTCAATATCCGCCTGTCGGCCCAGCCCCGCTACACCGTGCTCAACCGGGATCACGCCTGGCGCATGGACTGGGCGGTCAAGGTGCAGGACCGGTTCACCATCTGGGCGAACGACATTCATCACCGCTGCGATGCCCGGATGCGGCTGCCGTTTGGCGCGCTGGCCCGGCTCGCTTACCTGACCTACATTCGCGACGGGGAAATGGCCGCAGAGATCCGCGACATCAGCCGCGGCATCACCAACCCGACCAGCATTCTCCTGTTCGAGCCGGAGCGGATTTCGACGCCCGACTGGCTGACCGAGAACAAGAACCTGCGCAACGGCATCGTCATGGACGATAACGGCGCGGTGATGGGCTACTGGGTGCGCAACACTCACCCGAACGATCCCGATCGCGGCTTTGAGGGCCAGCGCTGGTCCTACATCCCGGCGATGGGCCCCACTGGCCGCACCCGGATCATCCACGTATTCAACCCGCGCCGGGCTGAACAGAACCGCGGGATCAGCCGGCTTGCTGAGGTCATGGTCCCGGCCAAGATGCTTGACCGGGTCGACCGGGCGGAAGTCAATGCCGCGCTCAAGGCAGCGCTGTTCTCGATCTTCATCAAGTCGCCCGGCACGACTGAGGATCTGGAAGCCGCGCTTGCGCCGACCGGAAGCGATGCCGGCGTCGACCCATGGGTCGAAAGCTACCTGTCGATGCGCGAGCGCTCGCCGGTCTTCGTCGACTCTGCGCAGGTCACGCACCTGCTGCCGGATGAGGACGTGGTTGTCCCGAATGCCACGCACCCGAACTCAAACTTTCCCGAGTTCACCAAGACGGTGCTGCAGAAGGTCGCTGCCTCGCTGGGCGTCAGCTACCCGCAGATGTCGCAGAACTGGGCCGACATCAACTATTCGAGCGCCCGCGCGCTGATCAATGAACTGTGGCGCTCGTTCAAGGAAGACCGCCACTTCTTCACGCAAGCGTTCTGCACGCCCGTCTATGCCGCCTGGCTGGAATGGGAAGTGGCCAACGGCGATGTGAAGGTTCCCGGCGGCCCGGTCGGCTTCTACAAGAACAAGACCGCGATCTGCATGGCTGAATGGATTGGCCCGGGCCGCGGCTCGGTCGACCCGCTCAAGGAAGCGAACGCGAACAACCTCGACACCGCGGCTGGCCGCAAGTCGACTGTCGAGTGCATCCTCGAAGATGGCCGCGATCCGTCCGATGTTATGCAGGATGAACTGTGGCTGCGAAATGAGCGCGAACGCCTCGGGCTTCCTGAACTGAACCACAACGTCAAGGCCGGTGATGCCGGCGGCGAGGACGGTGCCTCAAGCAGCGGCACTGAGGCTGATCGCGACGGTGACGGCATCGCCAACGAAGAGCAGCGCAAGAAGAAAGGCCCCGGCACTCCGGCTGGTCAGGGTGACGATCAATGAGCAAGTTCTCGCGGGTCGCGTCCCGCCTGTTCAACGCGCCGCTGGCGCTGCGTCCGGAAAAGGCCGAGATGCTGTGCGCAGCCCTCGTTGACCGCCTGGGCATCCAGAAGCTCGACGCGATCGATGGCACCACGCTTGCCGCAGCGCAGCTCCGCCAAAGGGCAAGCGACTGGATGGACGAAGAGCCGATCGCACCGGCGCGCCGGCAGTACACGGTCGAACAGCGGGTCGCCCGGATCCCGGTTGACGGCACGCTGGTTCACAAGCTGGGCGGCGTTTCGCCCTGGTCGGGCATGGTCGGCTACGACTGCCTCGACAAGATCATCGCCGATGCGCAGGCCAATCGCGAGGTCGGGGCCGTTCTGCTCGACATCGACAGCCCGGGCGGAGAAGTGGCCGGCTGCTTCGAGTTTTGCCGCAAGCTCTCCACCATGGGGCAGCGCGGCGGCGGCAAGCCGATCGTGGCTTTTGCGAACGAAATGGCCTGCTCGGCAGCCTATGCCATCGCCTCAAGCTGCGATGCCGTGATGACAACCGAAACCGGGCAGATCGGTTCGATCGGCGTTTGGACGATGCACGTCGACATGACCAAGGGCCTGACCAAAAACGGCATCGAAGTTACCATGATCCGTGCCGGTGAGCGCAAGGCGCGCGGCGGCCCCTACGAGGTGGCTGATGAAGCGACCTTTACCAAGCTGCAGGGCTGGGTTGACGAAACCTGGCAGATCTTCGCCGAACTGGTCGCCGCCAACCGCCCGATCTCGGCTCAGGCCGTGCGGGATCTCGAAGGCGACTGGTTCACCGGCAACGACGCGCTGGCCCTCGGCCTGGTCGACGCGGTCGATTCCCCCGAGGCCATTTTCGAAGCGGTAGCCGCACTGGCCCGCTGAATACCCAAGAAAGGACTGACCTATGACGACTGCCCAGAAGGGGCTGGCGAAGGCCCTCGGTCGTTCGGCAAGCGGCGCTGTCGTCGCTCTCGCCGAACTTTCGACTGCGGAAATCCTCGCCTCGCTCGATGACGACAAGAAGGCGGAACTGTCCGCTGCCCTGTCGCCCCCTAGCCCGCCTGAGCCGGCCGCTGCCGCAGCCGCCGAAGACATGCCGAAGAAGAAGGACGGCTGCTCCGAGGATGGCGACGAAGACGACGCCGAAGGCGACAGCGACAAGGACAAGCCGAAGACGCCGATGGCTGAGGCGTCTGACGACCGCGTCAAGATCGTCGCCGCTGCGGTCGAGAATGACGATGCCTGCAAGGGCAAGGCCAGCCTCGCACTGCAGATGCTTGCCGATGATGACTATGCCGGCCTGAACGGTTCGGCTCTGGTCAAGTTGATCGGCAAAACCCCGATCGAAGGCGCTTCCGCTTCGCTCGACGGCGAAGAAGCGGCTCGTGCCGAGATGAAGTCCGTCCTGCAGTCGCAGGGCGGCAGCAACATTGCTCCGAATGCCAGCGCGGCGACGGGGCAGTCCGCAAACTCCACTTCCGTCTGGGATAAGGCCATCGCTCGGGTTTGCCCGGGCTCGGCCAAGTGATCCCGCAAGCACAAGGACACTGAATTATGGCTACCCTCACCGAAGGCAAGCACGAAGGCGAGTTCATCGGCGAACTGGCGATGGGCATCGGCTACCACGTCGATCAGGTTACCGTCCTGTCGGGGCAGAACCTCGTCGCCGGCGCCGTTGTCGGCAAGGTGACCGCGAGCGGTAAGTTCGTCGCCTACGACAATGCCGGCACCGATGACGGCCGCCGCACCGCGGCTGGCATTCTGGTCGCTGACTGCAACGCCTCTGGCGGCGATGTCACCACGGCGCGCGTTCTCGTCCGCGGCCCGGCCACCGTCAACAAGAACGACCTGACCTGGGCTGCTGGCGTTGACGCTGCCGAACAGGCGGCCGCCCTGGCGCAGCTCCTGACCTCGACCGGCATCAAGGCTTCCTAAACCAACCCTCCAAGCTGACCGCCTGACCTAGCTAGCTTCTTGCCGGCTGGGAACGGCGCAGCTTTATCAGAAGGACAAATACCCATGGCCCACATGGACATTTTCAATGACGACGCTTTCAGCCTCGTCAGCATGACCGCTGCGGTCGAGCGTATGCCGACCGTCCCGACCTTCCTCGGCTCGCTGAACCTGTTCGAAAGCGAGGGGATCACCACCAACATCGCTTCGATCGAGCAGGTCGGCAACACCCTGTCGCTGATCCAGACCTCGCAGCGCGGCACCGAGCCGGGCAGCGGCGTGACGGACAAGCGTTCGATGCGCAACTTCAACATCCCGCGCATTGCCAAGAAGGATCAGGTCTTCGCTGCCGAGATCCAGGGCATTCGCGCGTTTGGCACCGAATCCGAACTGGAAACGGTTGTCCAGAAGGTTGCGCAGAAGCAGGCCAAGCTGCTGCGCGACGTGGTGCTGACGCTGGAATACCACCGCCTCGGCGCAATCCAGGGCATTCTGCTGGATGCTGACGGTTCGACCCTCTACAACTACTTCACCGAGTTCGGCATTTCGCAGCCGGCCGAGATCGATTTCGACCTCGACAACGCGAGCCCCACCCGGGGCGCCCTGATGGCGAAGGTCAAGCAGGTCAAGCGCACCATCATCCGTGCGCTGGGCCAGGCGGCCCCGGGCATCCGGATCATCGCGCTGTGCGGCGACACCTTCTTCGATCAGTTCACCAGCCACTCGGAAGTCGAGAAGACCTACCTCAACTGGCAGGCGGCCGAAGCGCTGCGGGCCGGCGAAGTCTTCTCGTCGTTCCGCTGGGGCGGAATCGACTGGGTGAACTACCAGGGCACCGACGATAACTCGACCGTTGCCATCGGCGCCGACAAGGTGAAGTTCATCGTGCAGGGTGTGCCGGGCCTGTTCCGCCGCATCAACGGCCCGGGCGAAACCTTCGAGACCGTCAACACCATCGGCCGCGACCTTTATTCGATGCTGGTCCGCGACGAAAAGCGCAACATGTGGGTGCAGCCGGAAGTGTACGCCTATCCGCTGCACATCTGCACCCGCCCGGAAGTGCTGCTGCGCGGCCGCAACACCTGATCGTCACGCGACGGGGGAATGGGGGCGGGCTTCGGCTCGCCCCCATGATCTAGCGCAATCGAAGGAACCCAACCCATGACGACCAAGATCTCGGTCAAGGCCATAGATTCCATCATCGAGTTCGATGATGGCCAGATGGTCGTAATCAACCCGAGCGAGAAGGGTGAGCTGTCGCTCTCCAAGGCTGTTTCGCTGGTGCTGGCCGGAAAGGCCGCCCCAGCCGACAAGGCCGCCAAGGCCGCGCTCGCCCCGCTGATCGCCGCCGACAAGGCCGCTGGTGCTGAACAGCCGGTTGCCGATGAACTGCCTGCTGATGAGCCTCCCGCTGACGAACCGCCGGCTGGTGACGAACCGCCGGCTGGTGATGAGCCGCCGGCCGGTGATGAGGCTCCCGCGGCGTGAGCATTCTCGAAGACATGGAGGGCTCGTTTCTCAACGGCCCCTGCATGGAATACCTGGGCGACACCATCCGGTACAAGCCGGCCGGTGGCGCCTGGGCTTCGAAGCACGCCTATGTCGACCATGCCGATCAGGCGCGCTCGATCGATGGCGGTCTGGTGATCGACCAGAACATGACGGTCACCGTTCTGATCGAGGACGTGCCGGCGAAGCCTTCGAGTGGCTGCCGCGTCGAGATCGGCCGCGTTCCTGGCTACACCTTCCGCCCCGTCAATGTCGGCCGCGACCAGTCCGGCGCGCACTGGGTTTTTGAATTGGAGCAGGTCGTTGCCTGACCATAGCCTTAGCCAAGTCGAGGACCGCCTCGTAACCATCCTGGAGGGCTATGTTCCGCTCGCTGGCCAGACCGTTAAAGCCGCCGGGTCACTCGACATTGCCGTCGAGGATGATGACCTGCCGCTGCTGCTGATCCTGACCTCGAACTACAGCTTCGATGTTGCTGACGAGAACTGGATGACCCTGCACAGCGCCGACATCGAGATCGAGGCCGTCAGCGCAACGCCTGCAACCGGCACAATCAGCCGGACCAATCGCAACACCCTTGCCCATGTGCTCGCCGCGATCGCCGCCGATCGGTCGCTCGGCATCGGGATCCAAGACATTCAGGAAGACGACATCGCCACGGTCGAACCGCGCGGCAAGGATGTCGATTCCGCTTCGCTCAAGTTCCGCGTCTCCTGGTTCACGCCCAGGAACGACTGGTTCACCATCACCACCTGACCACCGAAAAGGAAAATTCCATGGCTGAACTGACCTGCCCTCCCCTGGGCACGGGCAGCGTTGACATCAACGCGCTGCACGATGCCGCCAAGAAGGCGAAAACCGCTGAGGATCTTGCCGAGGCCGTTGCCAAGGCGACCCAGCGGGCCGAAGCGCCGGCTGATCCGGCCCCCGAAACCAAGGCTGCCCCGGCTGATGCCGGCGGTGACGCCTGATCCTCTGACCGAGAAAGGACACCGCAATGGCCGGTAAGTCGAACAACACCGCAGTCGCCGTCGCTATCCAGAGCGTCGCCGACACCTTCACCGCCCCCACCCAGCCCGCTGACCTGATGCCGGTATCGAACCTGCGCATGAACATCGAAGGTGTGACCATCGCCAACGATGAATACACTGGCTCGCCTTTCCGCAATGCGGACACCGTGGCCGGCAAGCGCGCGACCCTGTCGTACAACATCAAGCTGCGCCCCCCGGGCGGGGTTGCTGTTCCGGCTGCGAACGCCTTCCTGCTGGGCCGCGTGCTGCAGGCCGCCAAGATGACCGAAGTTCGCACCGCGACCGCCATCCCGGCCTCGGCCGAAGCTGGCACCGCTGGCACCACCAACGCGCTGACGCTCGGCGCGGGCGCGACTGGCACCGCTGATCTCTACAAGGGCATGGCAATCAGCCTGGTTGGCATGGGTGCGACCTACAAGGACCGCATGACCGCGATCCGCTCGTACACCGCACTCAAAGTTGCGACCATGCTGCAGACCTATGGGTCGAGCATTACCGGTAACTATCAGATCCCGACCCAGATCGGCTACATGCGCGATGTCTCGGCGACCGATCCGATCATCCTGTCGCAGCAGGTCTGGCTGGATGGTCACCGCTTCAATCTGGTCAACTGCCGGGTCACCAGCCTACAGATCATCATTCCGACCAGCACCAAGGACCAGGCTGCCTATCCCGAGGTGCAGGTCACCTTCGACGTGCAGATCGATTCGCACGCTGCCAACGCGACCCCGTCCGTTCCGTCGCTCGGCGCCATTCCGCTCTACAAGGACGGCAAGTTCTGGCTCAACAATACCCAGCTCGGCGTACAGACCTTCACTGTTGACATGGGCCTGCAGACTGAGAACCCGCCGAACCCGAACAAGGTCGACGGTGTCGATGCAGCCGAACTTGTCGGCGGCATGGGATCGGTCAGCATGACCCGGCAGAAGTACCTGCCCGCCACGTTCGACTCGCTCACCCTCGCCGAAGCGCAGGGCTACATGGGCCTGTTTGCGCAGTGGGGCGGCGCGGCCGGCCAGATGGTACAGGTCGTCATTCCTGATGGTCGCCTCGACTTCCAGAACCCCGACACCGGCGGCGCGATCCTGATGGAAAGCGGCAACCTGATGATCGACGCGCTGAGCCGCGGGATCTGCATCAACTTCCCCTACTGATGAACTGGCCCCCGCTTCGGCGGGGGCTACCCCTCCCAACTCAATCGAAAAGGATCCTGTGTGGCCCAGGATATTCCCCTCGAAGGCAGCGAAAAGCTGGCCTTCACCCCGACCTGCCTTGCCGACTTTGGCGAGCGCCCCCCCGTTTTCACGCTCCGCACCTGGACGACCCGCGAGAAGCGCGAAGAGCGCAAGCTGCAGGTTCGTCTCGGAATGCGCGTCTGGGGCAAGGACGCGATGCGCGCCGAGATCCGCAATGGCCTCAAGAACCTCTGGACGCCGGATCAGGCTGAGGCACACCTGCCGCTGATCGATGCGTACTGGGAAGCGCAGGACAATTTCGACCTGCAGAGCGCAGATGATCCGGAACTGGTCTGGGAATACGACCAGGATCTTGAAAACAAGATCATCGAAGTGCTCGACCGGATCGGCAAAGTCTGGCCGCCGCTGCTTGAGATGCAGGCCGACAATGCGGACTTCGGCGCCATGATCTCGCTGGTTTGGCTGGCCATCGGCGTTGAAAGCTGGACCGGCCTCGAAACTCCGGTTGAGCGCGCTGCCGGTTATCTAACCATCGATTGCGTTGAGCGCATGGTTGCCGAACTCGATCGGATGGGCACCAAGGCCAAAGGGCAGCCGGTTGTCGAGCTGGTCAGCGCAGTCGTGAAGCGCAAGCGCCTTGAGGACGATGACGCGGGAAACTCCGCATCGCCGTCGCCATCCGAGACGACCCAGGCAGCTTCGAATCCGACCAGCACCTCGGAGCAGGATGGGAAATCCCCGGCGTCGGCGTCTTCTTCGACAACCCCCGAAAGCGCGTAGAGGAAGAGCACTGGAATATGGTCAGGCTCTATCACCAGTGCGACCGCGGGATGGCCGGCATGGTCTATCCCGATGGTGGCGCGCTGCTCGATCAGCCGCTGGCGCTGCTCGATGCTTTCGCGGTGATCGCCGACCAGAAGAGCCTGCTGTCCAAGGCGAAGCGCGGTGATTGAAGGCAAAATCGCGCTCAAGGATGCGCAGAGCCAGATCCAGTTCATCATGCGCAATGCCAAGCAGGAGATGGAGCGCGCTGCGCTCAAGGCAACCGATCAGGCTGGACGCAAGGCACTCACCCGCGTTCGCGGCGAGATGGCTGGCGCGCGGCTTGGCCGGCTGGGGCAGGGCCTGGGCGAAACCTCGGACCTCAAGAAAGGCAACGGCGTCCACCGGATCGGCACGGATGGTTTCAGCGCCTCGGGCGTGGTCTTCATCCGCTCTGGTTCGAAGCGCACCCGCGGCACGATCGAGGCATACACCAAAGGCGCTGAGATCCGCCCGGTGCGCGGCCGCTGGCTGTGGATCGCAAGCGATCAGATTCCCCGGATCACCGGGCGTTATCGGATGACGCCCGAACTCTACATCAAGAACGGCTTTGACAAGAAGATCGGGCCGCTCATCAAGGTCAAAGGCAGCCGGGGTTACCCGGTTCTGATCGTTCGTAACGTGGGCGTATCGATGGCCGGCGCCAAGCGCTCGGCCAAGTCGCTGACCAAGCGCGGCCTCCCTCGCAAGGGCCAGGTCGCTCAGGATTTTATTGTTGCGTTCTACGCTATTCCGCGCACCTCCCGCGCGGGCCGCGTCGACGTTCCCTCCGTCATGCGTTCGGTCCAGGCCGAACTGCCGGCACTGTTCAACCAGGCTTTCGGAGCACGATAGATGGCAGGAGTTGAGTTTCCCGCATTCCTGCGGCTGGAATACCGGCCAGACGGGTCTGCGGGCTCGCAGATGCTTGCGGACATCGATCGCGCGCTGAATAGCGCCGAGGGCAAGTTCAAGCAGTCATTTGCCGAGATCTCTCGCGTCATGCAGTCCGCGATGAGCGGATTTGAGCGCGGCAACTTCAAGTTCAACTTTGACCTGTCCGGCTTGCGCCAGACGGCCGCTGAGGCGGATAATGCCGTTCAGTCGCTGAAAGCCATGCGTGATGCCGCTATCTCGCTCGCGCAGAAGAGCGGCGACACGACGCGCGAAACGCAGCTCTACATCCAGGCTCTCCGCGCTCAGGTTATCGAGGCGCAGCAGGCAAAGTCGGCCGCTGAGGCGCAGGTTATCACCTATACCCGCCTGCAGGGCGAGATGGACAAGCTGACCCAGTCCAATCAGGCTCTGGCGCAGTCCTATCGCGACACTTTCATAGAGCAGGCCCGCGCCACAAATGCGGCCTATGCGGCTCAGCAGGCTTTCAACTCTCGGGCCGCGCCGGGCCTTGACAATCGGGCAATCAATAACGGCGCTGGTTACGGCGCTCTTGCTGAACTCGCCCGGCAGCAGGAAGAGGCTGAAAAGGCCGCGCAGGCGATGAATGCTCTGCGGCAAGCAGAAGCAGATGCCGCTCGCGGGAACGCCCTATTGGAAGCGACCCATCGGGGCACTGCTCTTGCGATTGGCTATACCGCGAAGTCGGCGCGCGAAAGCGCGATGGCTTTTGAGCAGGCGTTCCGCGCTACCGAAGAGGCTGCACAGGCCATTGAGAGTCTGCGGATGGCTGAGGCTGCTGCCGCTCAGGGAGCCGCGATGCTTGAGGCTACCCACCGCGGCACTTCGTTGGCTATCGACGCAACGACCAAGTCGGCGCGCGAAAGTGCCATGGTCTTCGAGCAGGCTGCGCAGGCGCAAGCCAAATTGGCTCAGCAGGCTCAGAACCTCCGCGAAGCAATTGACCCGTCGATCGCCGTGCAGCGTCGGTTCAACGAAGAGTTGGCTCGGGCCGACAACCTGCTGGAAGCCGGCGCAATTTCGCAGCGTGAGTATGCTCAGGCCGTCGCACTGGCGCGGGAGAACCTGCAGCAAGGCTGGGCGCAGATTACCCAGACGACCGAAGCCCTGCAGCGGCAGGCGAAGGAGGGAACGACCGCAAACCGCATGGTGGCTGAGTCCGAGCGCGGTAAGCGCGTGGCCTTCATTCAGACCGGCCAGCAGTTGCAGGACATGGCGATCCAGTTCCAGATGGGAACGCGGGCGAGCACCATTTTCGCGCAGCAGGTTCCCCAGCTCGCTTTTGCCCTCACCAGCCTTGAGGGTTCGAGCAACAAGACGATGAACCGCATCGGGCAGTTTGCCACTTTGCTCTCGGGCCCGCTGTCGATCGCGCTGGTTGCTGTTTCCGCTGGCCTCGGGATCCTGATCGACAAGTTCATCCTGTCGGAAGACAGCGCGAAGAAGACCGGCGATGCGATGGGCAGCCTGTCCGACATGCTCGACATGTCGAAGAACAGCTACGAAAGCCTGATGGCTGTCGTCAATGAATACAATGACGCCCAGAGCCAAAGTACCGCGAAGACCTATGATGCCATCAAGGCTGCTTATGCGTTGGCAGAGGCGAACCTAAAGCTCGCTGAAAGCAAACTGGCACTGTTCAAAGGTGAGAGTGAATCCAGCATCACCATGAATGCCGGATCGGCCACCGAAGCCAATACCATGCTTGCCCAGAGAGACAGCACTGTTGCGTACCTGCAAGGTGAAGTCGACAGGCTCCGCAAGGACTTGAATGCGGCTGGTGTCGCGCTCGGAACCGAGGAATCGCGCAGGAACAATGACCCTCGCTACAAGCTGGAAACCAGCTATGGGGTCCAACTATCCGATCTCGATGAGAAGCGCAGGAAGGGTCTGATTGCGCAGATCCCGTATGAGCAGCAACGCACCAAACTGCTCAACGAACAGACCGCAGCGCTCAAGGCTTACGATGACGCCCAGCGCAAGGCGCGGCCGAAGCGTGAGCGCGGCGAAGACACCCGCGTCGAGGCGTTCGGGATGCCACTGCCCTCTGGCTCGTTCCGCTCAGGCAGCAAGTTCGGCGCTCAGCGCGACGGCTACAAGCACCAGGGCGTTGACCTGCCGGTCGCGCAGGGTACGCCGGTCTTTGCCACGCAGGACGGCCAAGTCATCTTTGCTTCGAACGCCGGGGCCTATGGCAACCTCGTCAAGATCAACCACGGCGCGGGGACCGAGACGCGCTACGGCCACCTCAGCCGGTTTGCGGTCAAGGACGGCGACCCGGTCAAGAAGGGCGACATCATCGGTTACTCGGGCGGCAAGCCTGGGGCGCCCGGTGCTGGCCGCTCGACCGGCGCGCACCTGCACTATGAGGTCCGCGTCAACGGCAAGCCGGTAGATCCCACCAAGGGCGCGTTCCCGTTCGATGCCAGCAAGGTTGCCGAAGAAGCTGAAAAGGCCCGCAAGGATCTCGAAGACTTCGGCAACAAGTCGGCCGAGCGCATCAGCCGCATCAACGAGAGCTTCGATGAGCAGCCGCGCCTGATCGACCGTGCCCGGCAGGCCACCCGCGAACTCGACGCGACGATTGCCGAACTCGAAGAGCGCAAGCCGATCGGTTGGGAGCAGATGGTCGAGGATGCCAAGGACGCCAAGCTCACCATCGAAGACGCGCTCGTTCGCCCGCTCAAGGAAATGCGCGAGGAAGGCGAAAAGAACATCGCCGTCCAGCGCCTGCTGACTGCCGGCCGCGAAGACGAGGCCGAGGCCCTTGAGCGCATCTGGGATTACGAGAAGCGCATTGGCCCACTCAAGGCCGAGCAGAAGCAGGAGATCTTCGAGCAGGTCCGCTACGAGCGGCAGGTCACCGAGGAACTGCAGCGCCGGCAGGAAATCATCGGCGCGTACCTCGACGCCACCCGCAGCGTGAAGCAGGAACTGGTCTCGATCTTCTCGGGCGAAGGCAGCTTTGCCAACCTGGGCAAGATCTTCCGCAACCTGCAGGGCCAGATGCTTGTCGAGAAGCTGTTCGGCAACGCCTTCCGCGACTTCGACAAGTGGGTGAAGGGTCAGTCCGGACTGGCTGATAGCGTTGACTATTTCTCCGACCAGACCACCGAGGCGGGCAACGCGGCGCAGGAGTTTGCCGCGGCGCTTGACGGCGCGCGGATGCAGATTGCCATGCCGGGCATTTCGATGGGCGGCGCGCAGGCCGGTCTGGGCCTTGGCGGGATCGCTGCCATGTTTGGCGGCGCGGCCAACGACAACGGCGCGGCAGGCGACATCGTCGTGACCGGCGGCAAGCGGCTCGAAAAGGACAGCGTTATGTCGCTGTCGCCCGAGCGCTATTTCTCCGAACTGAGCAAGACCATCGTTGGCCCGGCGCTCGACGGCCTTGATGCCATTTTCGGCACCAAGTTCTTCGGCAAGATGCAGGGCGTGCTGAGCGGGGCCATGAACGGCTACCTGACCGGCGGCCCGGCGGGCGGCGTGATCGGCGCGCTGCAGGGCATTCCGGGTCTGCCCAAGGGTATCAGCAACGAGCTTACCAAGGCGCTCAAGGGATCGCAGACCGGCACTATGGTTGCTGGTCTGGGCAGCGCCTTCGGCATCAACATGAGTTCGACGGGCGCGCAGATCGGCGGCGCAATTGGATCGCTCATCCCGATCCCCGGCGGCGAAATCATCGGATCGATCGCCGGCGGCCTGATCGGCGGCTTGTTCGGCAAGCGTCCGCGCGGTGCGGGATCGGTGTCCAATACCGGCATCACGGCCAGCGCAAACGACGCTGGCATTACCGGCAGCCTCAACGACACCGGATCCAACCTGCAGGACGCGATCAAGAACATCGCGGATGCCCTTGGTGCGAGCGTGGGCGCCTATTCGATCGGGATCGGCCGCTACAAGGACTATTACCAGGTCTCCCGGGTCGCGAACGATCCGAAGCTGGGCAACTCGTACTTTGGCCGGGATAGCAAGAACGCGGTCTATGACGGCCTCGACGCTGAGGCGGCCATGGCGGCTGCCATTGGCGCCATTCTTGCCCAGGGTGCGATCAAGGGCATCAGCGCGGCCAGCCAGAAGATTTTGTCGTCTGCGGCGAGCAAGGATCTGCAGGCCGCGATCGAGAAGGCTGTCCTGATCGAAAGCATCCCGAAGCGGCTCAAGGCGCTGACCGACCCGGTCGGAGCGGCCATCGACGAACTGAACAAGGACTTCGAGAAGATGGTCGCGGCGCTGCGCGAGGGCGGCGCGACTGCCGAGCAGTTCGCCGAGGCCCAGAAGTTGTACGAGCTTGAGCGCGCCGAAGCCGTCAAGCGCGCCGTGCAGCAGGTCACCGGATCGCTGCAGTCTCTCTATGACAGTCTGACGGTCGGCAATGACGCGCTCAGCCTGCGCGACCGCAAGAGCGCTGCGCTGGCGATCTACAACCCGCTGGCAGCGCGCGTGGCAGCCGGCGATGCCAGCGCCTATGATGCCTTTGCCGAAGCGGCTCGCAACCTGCTCGACATCGAGCGACAGATCTCGGGTTCGCAGTCTGGCTACTTCGACCTGCTCAAGCAGGTCACCGACCTGACCAAGAGCGAGCTGGACCGCCAGAAGCTGCTGATCGAGTCGGCCAAGTCCAGCGACAGCCCCTTTGCCAACAGCCCGACCTCGAACACAAACGACAATCAGGGCGTGATCGATGCGATCAACCAGCAGACCAATGTGCTGACCGCGATGAACGACAACTTCATCACGCTCCTGAATGTGACCATCGCAGCCGGCGGCGGTGAGCGAGATCCGCGGCCCATCCGGTTCCAGAATTTCTGACCATGAAGGCAGTTCTTGCGCGGCTCTGTCCGCTTGACCCGGTCACTGGCAACAGGATTGAGGTGTGTGTCTCCGCGCATGGGGACGGCGTGATCGGCCGCAAGATCAACGGCCTTGGCGGCTTGCGCTGGATTCCGGCCATCACGCAGCCGCCGGCTCTGCGGATCTCGCTATTCGATGGCGCCTTTGCTTCCGCCGTCTCGGTTGCGCAGGCCGGGATGCAGGTCAATGTGGCCGGCCCCCTGCTGCGCGCGATGCCCAACATTGATCGCTATTCCTGGGCAGGCGCCAAGGTCGAGATTTACGCGCAGGATCCCGGCACGGCATGGCCTTGGTCAGCAACCTTTGTCGGCAAGGTCGCCAGCTATGCCCGGGCGGCCCAGAACCTGACTCTGTCGCTGCAGATCGACACCGAGCCTTTTCAAGCCGATGTGCTCAGCGCCAAGTACGCCGGCACTGGCGGCGCAGAAGGCAGTGTCGACCTGGCCGGACGGGTGAAGCCGCTGGTGATCGGCTGGGCGCTCAACGTCGAACCAATCCTTATCGATGCAACGAACTCGGTCTATCAGTTCAGCGGCTATGGACCGATCGAGGAAGTCGTGGCGCTGTTCGAGCGCGGCTCTGACTTCGGAGCTGAGGTTGGGGACTATGCCGACTATGCTGCGCTAGTCGCCGCGAGCATCCCCCCGGGAAAATGGGGAACCTGCCTCGCCCAAGGTATGATCCGGCTTGGAGCCCCCGCTTATGGCCTCATCACCGGTGACGTGAAGGGCCATAAGGTCGGTGCATCGACTCCGCGACTTACCGGTGCGGTTATCACTGAGTTGGCCGACATCGCCAATCTGGATAGTGCGCTCATCAATGCGTCCAGCCTGTCGGCCCTCGACACTGCGGTTCCATACCCGATCAACCTGGTGCTCGACTCGCAGGTGAGCGTGCTGGAAATTGCCCAGAAGCTCGCGCTGCCCTGCAACGCTCAGGCCGGCATCGGACTGGACGGCCGGCTATTTGCGGCCCGGATCAATCTGGCTGCAAGCGCTCAGATGACGCTTCATGCTCAGGGGAAGCGCAAGCCGCTGGTGACAGACTCGCGTGAGGAATATGTCAGCCCCCCGTTCTGGCGCACCGTGCTGGGGGCCAACCGGTGCTGGCGCGTTCACTCGAAGGACGAGATTGCATTCGAAGCGCCGTTTGCGCCGCGTGGCCTCTACAGCCCGAGCGAGACGTACCGGGAAGGTCAATTTGTCGACATCGCGGATGGTTCGCAGTGGCTCTACATCTACCCGACCCCGACATCGGGCAACGCGCCGCCGACTTGGCCGACCGCCAGCAATACGTGGTGGAGCAACCTGCGCCCGCCGATCACGGCGGAAGGGATCTCGGTTCCCCGGCATGATCCCGCCAGCGGGAGCGCAACTTTCACGGCCAATTATGCCGCAGTGCTGGATGCTGGGCAGCTCCCCTACACGATCCAGTTCAAGCGGCTGCATGGCATTACCGACCGGTCTGCCGATGCGACTTGGTCGATCGTCTCGCAGGGATCGATCACTGGTGTAACCGTCACCGTTGTCGACGGGGTCGTCGAGATTCCAAGCGGCGCGGTTATTCCGCCGGCGACCGAGATCGAGGTCAAGTCGGCAATCGATGGATACGAAATCAGCAGCAAGGTAGCTGTCACCCGGCTGGACGCAGCGCCCCCTTCAACCGGCGGAACTGGCGGTCCAACTACTGCGACCGACAACACGCTCAACTCGGTCAGCAACACCACAATGGTCGCGCTGTCCGATGTGATGACGGTGAGGACCGGCAGCAGCGGCATCATCACCTTTGCCGGCGTGCTTTCGATCATCGCTACGGCAGCCAGCCCGGAAGGATTTTTTGGCGCGCAGATGCGATGGAAGTACCGCCCTGTCGGCGGCAGTTTCTCTGATGTGGGTTCTGTCATCAACGAGACGGTAGAGGCCGAAGTTTTCTACGAAGAGCTCGGCGAACCTCCGATGAGTCGCTATTTCCGAAGCAACGGCTCGATCAATGTGGCGGCCAGCCAGACCGGCCTATCAGCCGATACCAATTACGAGGTCCAGCTCTGGGGAGCGCGCGACACTTCGACCCCGACAAAGACACTCAGTTTCGGCGGTACCGTCAGTGCCGCAGGTGGATAGGAGCGCCTATGGAAAATACGGCAAAGGTCCAGCGTCTCGCGGCGCTGGGGAAGGAAGAGGCGCGCCTCATGCGCCGGCTGCTCAAGGTTCAGGCTGAGCGCTGCAAGATCCTCTGCGACGGCTACACGGCCAATGCGACCACGCTGGGCCTCGATCCGTCCATCGATCCCAACGTGATCCAGCCCAAGACCGAGGATGGGCAGCCGTGAGCGCCGAGGGCTTGATCGTCGCCAACGTGCAGGCAGCGCTCTTGCTGCTGGCCTGGGTGTGGCATGGCGGCAATGACCGGCTGATCTACTGGCTGGGATTTGCCTTCGTCGCCTCAGCATGGCTGGGGGCAATCCTGCAAGACATCGACATGCACGTTGCGCTCGCGGTGCTGGACGCGGTGATTGTCTTCGCCGCATCGCGGGCGTGGATCTCTGGCTTCGACATGCGCGGCTGGTGGGTCGGGCTGATCGGCCTCGCGAAAATCGGCGTGCGGTTGAGCTACGTCACAGCAGGCCCCCCGAATAGTTCGAGTGTGATTTTTTGGGCGTTCGCGGCCTTCATCAACGTGGCATTCGCGGCCCAAGTGATCATCGCCGGAGGTATCGCAGATGAGCTGGGTGGGCGGTTTGCTGATTATCTTCGCCGCGCTGGTCCACGCCGGGCTCGATTGCTTCGCAATGTGGCGGGTCGGTAAATGGCAGAGCCGGAACACATCTTTTCGCTTGGGCCGGAAGCGGCGCAGGCGGCCAAAGTAGCAACCGCAGGCGGTTTCGGCGCTGCGGTGCTGGTCTATCTGCGCCACCCCGGAACGCTCATTCGTGCCGCGCTGGTCATTGCCATCGGCGTGGGCACGGCCTCGATCTTCGCCGCATCGCTCTCTGGCTATTTCGGGATGGGGGAGGTCCAGGTGGCCGCCTTGCTCGGGCTGGTTGGCAAGGGCATTGCTGAGGGCCTGCTGCGGTGGGTCGACAACCTTGATTTTGGCAAGTTTCTGCCGGGAAGGAAATGACATGGACCGTTCTGCATTCTTCGCAGACCTACGCAAAGGGCTTCTGGGGCCAACGCTCGACCAGGACGAGGTATCAGGCTGCGAATCCGTGCTTGACGCTATGGTGGGCCTCCCGCTGTCATGGTGCGCCTATGCGCTGGCGACGGCCTATCACGAAACCGCGCACACCATGCAGCCGATCCGTGAGTTCGGCGGGCCGAAATACCTCACCCGCATGTATGACGTTACCGGCGCGCGCCCTGCCCTTGCGCGGCAGATGGGCAACACCGAACCGGGCGACGGGGTGAAATATTGTGGACGTGGGCTGGTCCAGCTTACGTGGAAGGTCAACTACGCCAAGGCCGGGGCAAAGATCGGCGTGGATCTGGTGAACCATCCCGATCGCGCAATGGTGCCTGCCAATGCCGCCCGGATCATGCGCGAGGGCATGGTTGAGGGCTGGTTCACGGGCAAGCGGCTCAAGGACTATCTGCCAACGCGTCTGGGCTTCCTGTCACAGTATCAGCAGGCGCGGCGCATCATCAACGGAACCGACAAGGCGGCACTGATCGCGGGCTATGCGATGCAGTTTGAGGCCGCGCTTGTGAAAGGGGGCTGGCAATGAGCGATGGTGATGTTGTCGATCCTGTAGCGTCAGATCGTCGCCGCAATTGGGGGCTGTTGTTTCTGGCTGGCGGCGGCATCGCAATGACCGCCTACGCGGCCTACGCGCTGTGGCTGGTCAGAGATCATGCCAATTACGCCTTCTATCTCGGGGCCGGTGCCCTCGCTCTTGTGGCTATTGTTTTGACGGGATTCGCGGGTCTGATTGTCAAGCGCACGCTGAGGCTGAGTAAGGACGGCCTTGAGGTGACTGATCAGGGGAGCGTGAATGATGCTTGAAGGGCTCGCCCTGAAACTTGGCCTTAACATCCTGTTCGGCCGGATCGGCAATGCGCTAAAACTGGTGCCATCGTGGGCTTGGAAAGCCCTCGCCATCATGGCCCTGCTGTTCGGCGTGGTGTGGTGGCATGGCTCGCAGGTCAATGCGGCGCGCGAGGAAGGCAAGCGGGCCGGCCGCGCCGAAGTGCAGGCCGAGCTCGACCTGTGGAAGCAGACTGCCCGCGATTGGAAGCGCGCGACCGATTCCAAATCCCAGACCATCTCCATCCTGACGGGAGAACGCTACAATGAAGACCTTCGCCGCAATTCTGCTTTTGCTGATGACCTGCGCTTGCGCGGGCCGGGCAAAGCTGCAGCCTGTCACGGATCCCGACGCGATACCGGCGTGGCCGTCTCCACCGGTGGATATGAAGGCTCCGGCTCCGCGCCCGATGCTCCCCGAGATCCAGTGCCTGCGGGAGACGGGTTCGCCATCGTGCCCTGGGGATGGCTCGTCCAGCGCGCCGAAGACCACGACCGGCTCCTAGCCGAGCGCAACGCCTGGCGCACCTGGTACGATGGCCAGCGCCGGGCGCACGAAGCGGCTGTGGCCGCGCTGCGGGCCAAGATGCCTGAACCGGAGTTCGGGAAGTGAGCGCGAGCGCGGCCCGCATTGGGTTCATCCTCAATCCGTTCCGCCGGGCAATTTCGGAGACAACCGACGCCAAGACAAAGTTTGGCTCTCAGGCCAGGCAATCCGAGGATCCGGTTGAAACCTTCTTCGATAACATCGGTGATGCCGATGTTATGGCCGATGAGCGTCAGGCGCTGCTTTCTCCGGTTCGCCGGCGCTTTGACGTGTCGGTCAGCGGACTCGATGAGGTGATGAGCCTGACTTACGCGCAGACCGTCCCTGTCACCCAATATATCGATCCCGAGCGTCTGGTCGACCGGCCTGCGTTGATCGGGGACATTGTAATCGACCTTGGCAAACAGACTGCCAAGCTGAACGTGTGGGGTTGAAATGGTTCCTGAACTCACTCCTTTCGAAAAGCTCATCTCCTTCACCCGCACCTCTGCGGCGACCTACGT